AGTGGCACAAAGAAACGAAGAAGCAGCAGCACAACTTCCCGAATAAATACCTAAAAAACTCACACTATGGCGAGTAATCTTCGTGTAGACCAGATATTACCATCAACCAGCACCAATGTTGCGATTGGAACTGCGACTGGAAGTGTAACGTTAGTAGGTTCAGTATCTGGCACAAGCATTACAAATAGTGGTGTTACAACCGTTGCTGCCGGTAGTGCTAGTGCTCCGTCCATAACACCAACAGGCGATTCAAACACCGGAATATTCTTTCCGAGTGCTGATACTATAGCCTTTGCTGAAGGTGGTGTAGAAGCATTAAGAATTGATAGTAGTGCTAATATTGGTATAGGAACCGCAGTCCCATCACAAAAACTTGAAGTTGTTGGTGGAGAAATCAAAGCAGGTAGAGTTGATGCATCTCAAGAGGGTGGACAAGTAAGTTTTGGTAGAGCAACTGATAATGCAACTGGTTGGTATATTGATGTTTATGGCAATACATCAACACCATCTCTTCGTTTTGTTGATGTAAGTAATGCGTCAGTCAGAGCAACTATTGATGGTTCTGGTAGATTAACTCTACCTTCTCAACCATCATTTATGGTTCATGGAGCTACTTTTAATTCAACAACCCCAGAGATATATCTTGGTAGTAATGTGGATCATAATGTAGGAAATCATTTTAGTACAACTACTGGACTTTTTACTGCTCCAATTTCTGGAAAATATTTTTTCTCATTTTCATTCTCAACAGAAGATACTAATTCTCATTTTGTAAATTTAGTAAAAAATGGTAGCGTATACCCAAATAATATGTTGAATTATGGTGTTGTATATCAACCCGGAACTAACACACAAATAATGAATTTGACTGCTGGTGATACTGTATCAGCAAGACGTAGAGCTAGTGGTTATGCGGTTTATTATGCTTGGTTTTGCGGATACCTTTTAGGATAATAAATACTCAAAAAGACTCAATATGGACTACACAGTTACTTTAACAGAAGCAGAACAGAAGGCAATGGAATACATTGCTGCTGATGTAGATTTTTGGATTACAAACGTAGCAACTAACCGTGCTCGCATTGCGATTGACGAAATATGTGACTTGTATGTCAAGACTAAACTAGAAAGCAATCAACCCATTACTGTTATCAACAAAGATGATATGGTTCTAGCGGCTTATGAAGAAGGTCTAGTCAAAACAGCAGCACAAAGAAACGAAGAAGTACAAGCAACGTCTTTAAATTTATCATAGTACTTATCTTCAACCGCCACAAAGCAGAGTCTAGACCCAAAATTATACTTTGTCAACCCTTGACACCTGACTCAGAATCCCTTATAATATTCAAGTCTTCAACATCCTTGTAACTTTGGGAATGAAGACCCTCTCTGTGGTGGGAGAGGTGAGTTGGTGGTATAATGAGGAGGGTGTTTATGCCCTCCTTTTTTCTTATAAATTATTAAGCGTATCTAAAGAAATATGAAGTTCACTGTTTATAGTAAAAACGATTGCCCCTATTGCACTAAGGTTAAAGAAGTATTGGAGTTGACAAAACAGTCATTTGTGGTCTATACTTTAGGTGAAGATTTTACAAGAGAACAATTTTATTCTGAGTTTGGAGAAGGTTCTACTTTTCCACAGGTAATTTGTGATGATAAAAAGATTGGAGGATCCGTTGACACAATCAAATTCCTCAAAGAAAACCAAATCGTCTGATACGAACATAAATAAACCTGAAGACCACTTTAATCGTGGCATTGAACTCATTCTTAATGGAGGTAAAAGAAAGCAGACTCAACCATTTCATATTATCTTTGAAAAGATAGTTTGCTTTCTCAATCGGGAAGTCACTATCTATTTTGAATTTTCCTTAAAGTCAAGGAAGAAAAAAGTAGTTTCCCGGAGAAAAAGAAATGTTAGCAGTTAGTCTAGTATTCGGTTCCTTTCTAACCGTATTGTTTCTTATAGTGGGAGTAATGGCAGGTTGGGTGGCAAGAGAATACATGATGAACTATCGGGAGATTCCAAGACCACATCCTGAGATGTTTGACCAGCAAGGTAATCTTATACCTGACGAAGTAATCGCATTTAATTTTGAAAACTATCATGACTACGACGAAGAAGACGACAGCGACAACGAGTAGAGCAAAAACTACCGCAACAAAAAAACCAGCAGCACCAAAAGCAAAAGTTGCAGAAGCACCGATTCCAGACCTTCCAGCAAATCCTTTTGTTTTTGAAATTCTGAATGTTGCTGCAAAACAAAAGAGCACTGTTAAGAAAGTAGAAGCACTTCAAAAGTATGCTCATCCTTGTCTGAAAACACTGTTCATTTGGAACTTTGATGAGACCATTCAATCAGCACTTCCTCCTGGCGATGTTCCATACTCTGCGGTAAATGAGATGGACTCATTCAAGGGAACTCTGAGTGAGAAGATTGCTGATGCAGTTGATAAGATGGAAGAACTTGGAACTAACTCTCTTGGTTCTCAGGATCAAGGACGCTCTTCGATTCGCAAAGAGTATCAAAAGTTTTATAACTTTGTCAAAGGTGGCAATGATAGTCTGAGTTCTCTTCGCAGAGAAACAATGTTTATCAATCTTCTTCAAGGTCTTCATCCTCTTGAGGCAGAAATTATTTGCCTTGTTAAAGATAAGAAACTTGAAACCAAATACAAAATTAGCAAAGATGTTGCTTCACAAGCATTCCCTGATATTATTTGGGGAGGGCGTTCGTGAGTCAAGTTGTTGAAAAAACACAGGAAAAGCATATGGATCATTGGACATCAGCAGAAAAAGAAACTTGCAAGTCACGCTACAGTTGTGAAATTATGATTGAAAATGGTTCATATGCTGATGTCTGCACCAAAGAAGCACCGAATGATGCTTACATTGTAAAATATCTTGTAGACGAAGAAGTTTGTTATGACCTAACTAGAGGAACAAGAACTCGTTTGTTTGATATGTATTGGGATAAGTTTCGTGAAAACTTAAAGAGTATTGACTTTGGATATGGTCGATACAATCCAAAGACCTGGGGTTATCAAGCACCCAAAACCAAAAAGCGGAAGTAGTTTCCCATATCGGGGGAAAATTTCCCGGCAAAATTTCTTTGCGTGAGGGTTTTCATAAATCTTCATTCTTTTTAGTATAATATGGATACATTTTTGTATCTATTGTTACTGTTTCAACATAAAACTTGTATATATAAGAAGAATAGAGGTATAATATCCCTCTAACGTTCATCCTATGTCTAAGGCACTTTTGCTTTTAGCATGGGTTCCACTTCTTTCTATCTCTACGCCTCAACTTGCCAAATCAAATCAAGTGACAATAAGTTGTGACGCAGCGTGGGAACTAATGGACATCGTTAAAAACGACGATGTAGTAGACCAAAGAAAAGAAGACCGATTGCTATCAGAACTCCGAAAGGATGTTGTGAGACTTAAGTGCTAAACTGAATAGGACGGAAGTAAGCCGACTCGGAACGGATCGTTCATCTATGGAAACACTCTTATTAACTTGTTTACAAGCACAGTTAATGATTGGAAGAGTTTATAAAGTTGATATTCCAAAACAAGCAAAAAATGACTTGATTTGGGAAATCAAACAGATTGCTCCAAAGGAGTGTAAAATAGACGCAAAAGCCGACTGAAGGAACGCTCTTTAACCTAAAAAACTAAGGAGAAAACCTAATGTCTAAAGTCGTTTACAGAGGTGTTGAATACGATACCCAAAAGCGTATCGAATACCAACAGCAAATGCAACAACAAGCCCAACAATACAACGAAACCTATCGTGGTGTTAAGTTCGTAAAGGAGGGGCATAAGTGATGCAAAAGCTAAACTTCCTACAACTTATCAAAGAACAAAAACAAAAAGAAGAGCGCCGTCACCAAGCACAACTAGCACAACTCGTTGGAGCAAAGTGATGTTCGCAGTATTACAAATTACCGCAGGTTGTGCGGTTGTAATTACTTTATTGTCGCTTTATATTCAATTTCTTTTTAAATAGTGGATTACCATTACCACTGGGACGATATGGATAAGGACAGCAGAGAACCTGCCTGTTATCAACTTACATATCGTGGGTGTAAGTATTGGTCTTGTTACCGCATACATCTTAAAGAGTGGTTTGAACAAGTTTTAGATATGGAACCAATATTTAACAGGAGGGGTTGATCCCCTCCTTTTTTTATGTTAAAATGCCTCAAGAGAATAGTATCTTATGGACAAAGACAAACTAAAACTTATTGTCCGTAATCTAGAACTTCTTGTTGATTCTTTGAAAGCAGAAGTTTATTCTGATACGTCTGCCTATTCCTACACCGAAGCAGAGGTCAGAAGAAGACCGATTTTAGATTACGACGAAATTTTTGAGGATTCTGATTTAGATGACTAGTAGAGCACGAGAACTAGTAAAGTTGCTTGAGAAATTAACCAAAAAAGAACACTTATATTCTGCTGAGCAACTTATAGAAATGAAAAAACAACTGCGAGTAGTGAAACAAGAACTTGCAAACCTTGAAGCACAAACATCAAAAGGATTTGGAAAGAAATGACCGTAAAACTTATCAGTGTGACTCCCGATGCAGAACAAACAATGGCATATATTGCTAGGGTTTCTAATCCAGCGAATCAAGATTCTGAAAACTATGCGGGTTTGCTACGTTATTGTATTAAGCACAATCATTGGTCTGTTTTTGAGCAGTCGTCTATGAGTTTGGAGATTGAAACAAACCGTGGTATCGCAGCTCAGATATTGCGCCACCGTAGTTTCACTTTTCAAGAATTTTCGCAGCGATATGCTGATAGTTCTTTATTGAGTGATTATATCCCTGTTCCTGACCTTCGCCGCCAGGACACTAAGAACCGTCAGAACTCAATTGATGATATTGGTGACTATGAGAAACTAAGTCTTCAGAGTAAAATTCAAGACCATTTTGCACACTCTATGCAACTCTACAAGGAACTTCTTGCACACGGTGTGGCAAAAGAGTGTGCAAGGTTTGTACTGCCCTTAGCGACGCCTACACGCATCTATATGACGGGTTCTTGCCGTAGTTGGATTCACTATATCAATCTTCGTTCTGCTAATGGCACTCAGAAGGAGCATATGGACATTGCTCTGGAATGTAAGAAGGTGTTTTCCGAACAATTTCCAACGGTTGCCGAAGCCCTTGAATGGGTCTAAATATTTTATCTTGAATTCGTAACTTATGTGTCCCGTATATCCTGTAATTAATACTAAAACTGGTGAACAGAAAGAAGTGGAAATGAGTATCCACGTCTGGGACCAGTGGAAAAATGATAATCCAGACTGGACTCGTGACTGGTCTGATCCATCTACTTGCCCTTCTCCTGGAGAAGTTGGTGAGTGGAGGGATAAACTCGTTAATAAGCATCCTGGATGGAACGAAGTTCTTTCTAAGGCAAGTAAGGCACCAAAATCACAAGTAAAAAAACTCTAATATGGCAAGAAGAAAAAGAGGAAACACCGATCAACCAATCGGAGTTGGTCTGACTGCAAAACAAATGAAGAGGAGAAAACCTCTAAGTGCTGAATACTTAATTGATATTGATCCTCTTACAGACAATCAAAAAAGACTTTTTGAGTCTTATAATGATGGTAAACACATTGTTGCCTATGGTTGTGCTGGAACTGGTAAGACCTTCATTACTCTTTATAATGCTCTTCAGGATGTTCTAGATGAACAGTCTCCTTATGAGAAAATCTATCTGGTTCGTTCACTAGTTGCCACTCGTGAAATTGGTTTCCTTCCTGGAACACATGATGACAAAGCAGATATTTACCAGATTCCATATAAGAATATGGTGAAGTACATGTTCCAGATGCCAAGTGACTCTGAGTTTGAGATGCTCTATGGCAACTTAAAGTCACAAGAAACTATTAAGTTCTGGTCAACTTCATTCTTACGTGGAACGACTCTTGATAATGCAATCATTATTGTGGACGAGTTTCAGAATCTAAACTTCCACGAACTAGATTCTATTATTACTCGTGTCGGTGAAAATACCAAGATTTGTTTCTGTGGTGATGCTTCTCAGTCAGACTTGCAGAAAACAAATGAGCGTAATGGTATTGTGGACTTTATGACGGTATTGCGTAAAATGCCATCATTTGATATAATTGAGTTTGGTGTAGACGATATTGTTCGTTCTGGACTTGTTAAAGAATACATCATTGCGAAAATGGAAGCAGGTTTTTAATGTTTAATCATGTTGATATTGAACTCCCTCAGTTGGAGCGTGAAACCATTGATGGTGTAAGGTACTACAAAGTTCCAGACGAAGAAGAACTTATTCGACTGGTTTCCATCACTTCGGTGACCAGTCATTTTAACAAGGAAATCTTTGTTAACTGGCGTAAGAAGGTGGGTGAAGAAGAGGCAGAGCGTGTCACTAAAGCGGCAACAAGTCGTGGAACTGATATGCACTCTCTTACTGAGCATTACCTTAAAAATGAAGAACTGCCAGAAGTGCAACCTCTTTCAGATTTTCTGTTTAAGATCTCAAAATCAGAACTCAATCGTATAAATAATATTTACGCCCTTGAAGGGTCCCTATATAGTAAGCAACTGGGTATTGCTGGGACTGTTGATTGTATTGCCGAATATAATGGCGAGTTATCAATAATCGACTTTAAGACTTCTAAAAAACCAAAACCACGTGAGTGGATTGAACACTATTTTGTTCAATGTATGGCATATGGATGTATGCTATACGAACTAACAGGACTGACTGTTAAAAAACTTGTAATTATCATGGCTTGTGAAAATGGAGAATGCGTCGTTTATGAAGAATATGACAAATCAAAATACATCAAACTGCTCAGCAAATACATTAGAAAGTTTGTTAGAGATAAACTGGAGCTCTATGGAACCAAATAAAGAACTAGAACAAGCCATCGAGAATAAGTTTCTAACGCCTTCCAAGTTTGCTCTTGAGATTGAAAAGATCGTAGCAGAAGAAAACTTTAACTATATTGATGCAATTTGTCACTATTGCGAAATCAATTGTCTTGAGGTAGAATCAGTTACGAAACTCATTTCAAAACCTTTGAAAGAGAAACTAAAGTGGGACGCAACTCGTCTTAACTTTATGAAACGAACATCAAGAGCAAAACTTCCGTTATGAGTCCTTTTGAGACATATCAAACTTATCTTTCGATGAAAAGTCATTTTACGAACAGTAAATATGACTTTTTTAAGTATGGAGGCAAATCCAGAGCAACAGTCACTTCGTTCAATAAACGCAAAGACAAATACTGGTTCGAAAAAAGTTCAAGAAAATATTCAGATAAAGAAATAGTAGATTTTTTACTCTCAAACTTTGTATCCGCAGACAACCCACAGAACTTATGGATTGGAGAAATTATCAATTCTGGAGAAAGGACCTACGCAGATTGGATGCGGAGGCAACAGAGTTTGACCTACTTGTTCAAAGAACAATCAACGGAATTGTTCTCAGAGAACGAATTAGAAACTGTGTTCAACTGTTCCAAAGGACACCCCATAGTCCTCAAAAAATTTCTAAGCGGGAAATTATCGCCAGAAACATTCGTCATCTACGACAAAATATTTTCAATCGTAAAAGATTTTGATAAAAAACTTTTGGACCCAGTGTGGGAAACCGTCAGTTTGAAAATCAAAAAATATAATCCATTTCTAAATATTGATGTATTCCAGTATAAGAAGATTTTAAGGGAAATCATAGATGAGTAACTTTTTTGACT